AAGTAGTTGCGTTTGTAACCGCTGTTACCTTTGCGCTTGTTCCATCTGTTTTGTTAAACACAATATAGCCAACTTTTACACCACTTGTAAAATCAGCAGTAGCATCTACTAAATTACTTGTAGAAGTGCTTGTAGCTGCGCTTGTGCCAAACTCTGGGTACTTTATACCATCCCTTATATATAACTCAAGTATCTGCATTTAGCGAATGTTGTTTATGGTGTCAAAAGCAAACTCTATTTCTATTGTGTAGTTTATTATCTTGTCGTTTAGTTGTGTCTTATAAGCAAATGAACTACTTGTAACTTGTATCGGTAAGGTCTGTGAGTTTATTTCAATCCAACAATCTTCGCTTAGTTGCATCTCTTTAAATACCTCGTTGTAAGCTTCTGGGTAGTAGCCAGTATTTAGTGTTAGTTTCTCTTTACCGTTTTTAGTTAGTGTCTTGTCTTGGTGGTTGCTTATGCTGTAACTTGCACCGCTAATTATATTCTTTTTAAACTTCTCTGTTTTGGTTGTTAGCGTTTCGTTAGTGCGCTTAAAGAACCATATATCTTGCAGCGTTCCGTACTTGTTTATAAACGTAATTTTGTATGGTGTAAACTTACACTCGCTTTCATTTGTTACAGTTAGCTTAGTAACGCCAGTTGAACTATCTACCAATATTGTATCAAAGTCAAATAGTGTGTATTCGCCCTCAAAGGCTGTAAGGCAGTCGCTGCCTTCAAAAGTACCGCCATCTTGTATAACCCTATCTTCAAACTCGTCTGAGCCATTTACACCGCTTGTAACATATTTTATTTGTGTGCTACTGGCAGTTGTTGAAGTTATAGCTTCAGTATAAACTTGCTCTCCGTTTAGTTCGTACGTTACTTGTGTGGCTAAAGACCTATCTACTGCTATGACTGCTGGTGCATCGTCTAACTTAACTATCTTAGTGTTTGACTGTAATACCGCTTGGCTATTTGTAGGGTTTGCACCATCTTCAAATAAACCATAACCAAAAAACGCTTTAAGTTGTGTGTAACCGCTTGTGGTTTGTGCTACACCTTGTATAAATTGTGTTGTTCTATAATCCACCCAAAAAATGTCTGTTGAGTAATCACCATCAAATACGTTAGTAAAGTAATCCCTTACAAGTTCTGCTATTTCAAAAGTACATACGTTATCAACTGCAAACGAGTTTAAAAGATAGGTGCTTGTTGATGGTCTGCTACTTGTTTGTGTACCTTGATATATATACAATTCAAGCTGTGTGCTTGTTAGGTTTGTTACTGTGCCAGTAGTTATGTAGTACGGACTTCTTACGTTAATCTTGCTCATTTGTTTATATTTACTTGTATTTGTTTCTCTAAGCCTATTGAGTATGCTTCTACTAACTCATCTGGTAATCTTTTAAAAGCTGCCTCGAATGGTTTAGTAAAAAACAAACTTGGTCTTATACCTTTCTTTTTTATCGCCTTTGCTATTGCAAACTTTATTCCCTCACGCTTTGCAAACTTACCGCCAGACCCTCTCGGTGCAATTCCCTTTCTAACTACCCAACTGTCTAAAGACTTTGTAGGTGGCATCTTGTTAGTGTACTTATAAGGCGTGTTGTATTTCTTTTGTGTTCCGCTTACCCCTTTGTCTTGGAACTTGCCATAGTCAGCCATATTAAAGGTTAAGGACGTTGTTTGTGCGCTTTTTGATACTTGGTAACCCAAAGAGTTATAAAGTTCCTTAGATGCGTTCTTTTTGCCCTTAGATAAGTTGCTTCGCGATTGTTGTATAACGTACTTAGCAAACTTGTTTAGTTCATCCCTTAAAAACTTGTCTGCTAACATATAGTAATATCGTTTGGTATTATTACGTCCATTGTTGCTGCCCATCCAGCCAAGCGGTTATCAAACCTTTCGTAAAATGGCTCAAGTGTGGGGTCGCCCTCTAATTGGAATTGTGCGCTATGTAGCGTTCCCCTTCTAAGTAGCATTATTAATTTGTTAAGCACACCAAGTTGTGTGTTTAAAATATCTTGTTCGTTGTTGTTGCCTCTGAAAATATCAGTAGTAGGCTCTTTGCTTTCATCTACTACATCCATAGCCATAACAGTAATGTTAAACGATAGCACTTGTTCTTGAGTTGTTACAGAGTTCACTATAATGTGTGCCAAAGGGAATATGCTTTGCTTAGACAAATCAATGTCAAATATATCGCCAGTTGTAACTGTGTTTACATTCACGTCCGCTAAAAGCTGTGTTTCTATTTTTGATGTTATTTGGTAAAACCCTCTTATTCCTATTTGGCTCATTTTATTTAAATTTATTTTTTATCTGTGCTGCTTCTATTTGGTTTTTCTCTTTTGTGTATTCTAAATAGGTTAAGCATTGGTGTACATTTAGTTCAGTGATATTTTTAAATCTTGTAATATCGCCTTGAGCGATGCCATAGAGGGCGTTGAACCATCCCCACTTGGTTGTGAAATTAGATGCTGTGCTAAAGCCTTCTCGTTCTTGCTGTCCAAAGAGTTCAGCATAACCATCGATAAGTCCTTGCCTAAACTGTAAAAAAAAACAATAGCACCTAATACTACATCTAAAGGGAAGTCCTTAGCGTTATTGCTTGTGTCTGGGTCGTATTCCTTTATGGTGTACCTTGCACCTCGCTTGTGTTCTATTGGTCTGAATAGTACGTTTACTGCTCTGTGTAAATTATCGTTATCCCCTATGAAAGTGTCTAAGTCCATATACTCGCCAAAGGTCATATCGTCAAGTTCTGGAATAAAGCCATAATCTACACCGTTTAAACTAAACTTATTTATAAGCTGGTGGTTAGTATCAAACATAGTATTTATAATCTCGCATACCTCAGCTATGTCTGTGGCTTTCATATTGCGTACTACTATCTCTGGCACTTTACAAAATATCTCTACAATCTTAAGTTGTATTGCTGTATCGTGTGTGTCCTCAAGCGTTCCGTCTAACTTAGCAAACTCTTGGTATTGTCCTAAGGTTATCTCGTTAAGGCTTGTAGGTATTCTTAGATTTACTTTCATATTACTTTACTTATTAATATATAAACAAAATTAATAATTTTTAGACACAAAAAAACCCCTACATTTCTGTAAGGGTTATATGTTTGGGTACTTATAGCATTTTATAAATCGCCATACCCAGAACGATAGGATTTTATTTGCTGTTTAAAGTTATAAATTTTAAACTTTTAAAGTAGTTGCCCTAAAGGAACACTAACATAATCCGTAGAGTAGAACAATTCTGTTCGTTAGCTTGAAACAATAGGAAAAGCTCGTCAGCTTTATTTTTATCTTTATACCACAGTTAGAACCACAGTTGCAAATATTTTACCTTGCTTTTATTTTAATATGTTTAAGAACTTTGTACTATTTCTTGTACACTACAAATATACAACATAATAAACGTTATAAACAAATTATAAACAAACTTTAACATTTCTTTAACATTTAGTGTACTATATACTTACCTCTATTTGGGTTTTGCAACTGGTAGCCAACAGCGTATCTAATCGCATCTATTAAGTGATTGTACTTGTCTATTGGTGTGTTGCTTTTGCGTTCTAACCAACGATAGTTGTTTAACTCTTTGATGAGGTTTGTACTGTCTGGACTTACAACCAAGTCATAATCTTGTAGTAAGCTTATTCCGTATGTTACACTTCCTTGACCTTTTATGCTTGGCTTTACATTACACCCTTTAGCTTTTATTTCGCTTAGTAGTCTTGGCTCTGCACTATCTCCTACAATCAAACCACTATTAGCGTGTTTAAGGTTTAGTTCTGCTATTTGTGATGTGGTTAGCCTTGGCAAGTAAAAACATTCCTTTAAATAGATTGTTTTAGTGCTGGTGTTTATGTTTACCTCTACTAAGGTACTTGGGTCTGCTGCAAAGCCATAATCTTGACCCCACACGCTTACGCTACTTCTTTTAAACTCTCCGATACTCCAGTTACTAAATATAACCCCCTCTGCTTTAGACATCCAAGCACCAAGCATTTGCTGTTTGTACTTCTCTGGTCTGCGCTTACGCATCTGGTCTATTTGGTCAATGTAGCTTTTAGATAGGTTGTCTATGTTGTCTATGTAGGTGGTGTGTATGTAGGTTGTGTTTTCTTTCTGTGTATTGCTTCCCTCTTGTACCCCTCGTTCCTCAAAAAAACGTCTGTATATAAAGTGTTCTTTGGTTGTGGGGTTTAATATCAGTATCACTCTATTGGCTTTGCCTTGTTGCCTTACACTTAGGTCAATGGTGTCAAACTTCTGCTCGTCTGTTAGTTCCTCAGCTTCATCTACTACCCAAGTGGTTATACCTTGCAGAGATTTGAGGTTAGCTGTCTGGTCTCCGCTTGAAGTCTTGATACCTCTAAAGATAATCTTGCTGCCAGTCTTTTTGTTTATTATCTCGTCCTTAGTAATGTGGAAGTGTTCTATCGAGCCGAATTGTTCTAACTTGTCTAAGAACTCTGGTATAATTGAAATGTATGCTGAGGTTAGTGTATAGCGTGTGAATAGTATAACGTGTCCAGCTTCATAGGTAAGCATAACTAAAAGGGCGTTTACTGAAAATGACTTCCCAGACCCACGCCCACCACTCACAATAAAGTACCTACTATCGTTTTCAATAATAGGCATATATTTCTTTTTTACTTTAATCAACGAATTTTATTAAATCTCTAAAATTGATGTTTAAGCCTTCCGAACTATTTATATCCATACTTTCCTTTGGCTTTCCGTAACGATAGCTTAAATAGGTTTGTAAGGCTCTCATATCGCCTTTGGCTACTAACTTACCTAAAGTTTCTATCGCTTCGTCTTTGTCTATTATATTGTCTAAGCGTTCTATTAGCTTTTGCTCTTGTGCCTTTGGCTTTCTCCCAGCACCTTGTCTTGAACCGCCTCTATTTTCTACTTTCATATTTTGAAAAACTTTGATTAATCAAACTACTAATATATAAACAAACTTATTTTTTTTTAGCACAGTACTGGGTTTTTAACTTGTCTTTTTAATTTAGCACCTTTTACCTTTTGGGGTTGTATTTGTGGCTTTGTAGCTTTTATTAGCTTATCGTATGGCATTAACCTTGTACCTATAAACTGCATAAGGCTTTCTGTTTCCCATTTGCTTAGTACTTGTGTTATTTCTTTTATTAGTTCTTTGTTTTGTGGTTTAAGTGTTGTTTGTTTCACTACCTTTTTCTTTCTTGGCATTTTGCACAAATCAACATTAAGTCTAAACTGCCTAACTATCTTGTTAAATATTACTTTATCGCTATGTGTAATTGTATCAAAAGTTCTAACGTGATAAATTGCGCAGTCGTGAGATACGCCTATTTTACCGCCTAAAAATTGTAATGTGTGTCCAGCTTCTTTAGCAAGTTTACAATATACCTTTCTTGCATAAGAGTATTGTCTTTGTCTTACTCTTTGTGTTATATCAAATCCGTAAAGGGTGTTTAGTTCTTTTATTAGTTCGTCTAAGTTCATACTTCTTCTTTCTTGTGTATAATGTATCCGTTTTCTTTTAGGAGTTGTATCGCTTCCTTTATTTTTTCTTGTTCTATTCTGTAACTGTCAAATATGTAGTTGTGTATTACCATTGTTCTTTGTTTAAATTATATTCACTTAGGGGTGCTTCCCCATTTTCTTCTAATTCTTTTTGTAAGTTGGCTAAGGCTCTCCAAGCCACCTTTGCTGAATGTCTTATTAAGTCTGTGTCTATCTTTCCAGCTTCCATTAAGTGTCTTGTTAAAGCGTCTAACTCATCTCCAGACTTTGACCTATCCCAATGTAAGGGTTTGTTTGGGTGGTGCTGTTGGTTGCCTATCCAAGATGTTTTAGCTACTTCTCTTATTGCATCTGGGAAGTATT